GGCGGAGCTCAGAAGTTGAGCGATCGCGGTAGCGCGTGCCTCGCGCTCTTCCTCGTCGATGGTCATGGTCTTGGCCTGGCCTTTCAGGGGTGTGGTGGTGCGGGGGTGGGGGTCAACGGGCGGAAACGACAGCGGGGTCGTGGAGGCGGGCCTCGGTGGCGAGCCAGGCGGGCCAGGAGTCGAGGCTCTTGGTGAAGTGCGTCGTCATCTGTCCGCCGAACCCGTCCGGGTTGCGCTCGCCGAAGCGCGTCCATGCGCCGGTCACGGAAGCGGTGACGGATGCGGGCTTGCCGTCGCGGGCCGGGCTGTAGACGAGTTCGATCAGGTTCGGGACGATGCCGACGCCTGGGGCGAAGGTGCCGTCCATCTCGTCGCCGGTGAGGATCGGGGCGCCGGTGATGCCGTAGCGGATCTTGGTGCAGTACGGGGTTCGGGTGCTGGTCATGGGGTGTTCTCCCGGTGTGAGTGGCGGTGTGGTGTTGGTGCGGACCTGTTGTTGGGGTGGCGTGTTGGCAGGTCAGGCGGCGGAGGGGTGGGCGCGGGTCAACGGGCGAGGTCAAGCGGCGGGACGTCGTCGGCGGTCAGCGGCGCGGTGGACTTCGGAGTACGCCGACAGGAGCCGGCTGGTGGCCCACTGGTGTCCGCAGGCGGGGCACTGGTAGCCGTGGACGATCGAGTCGCCGCGACGTCGTTCGGCGGCCGGGGTTATGCCGCGCTCGCAGCAGTTGGGGCAGGAGTCGGTCATGTCTGCGCCATGTCGACGAAGCGGCTGTAGTGGCCTTGGAACGCGGTCGTGATGGTCGCGGTGGGGCCGCCGCGGTTCTTGGCGACGATGAAGTCGGCTTCGCCGGCCCGGGGGCTCTCGCGGTCGTAGGCGTCTTCGCGGTGGAGAAGGATCACCATGTTGGCGTCCTGCTCGATGGCCCCGGATTCCCGAAGGTCGGACAGCAGGGGCTTCTTGTCGGTGCGCTGTTCGGCGCCGCGGTTCAGCTGCGACATGGCGATCACGGGGACCTGGAGCTCTGCGGCGAGCTTCTTCAGACTTCGGCTGATCTTCGCGACTTCCTGCTGCCGGTTTTCGCTGCGTCCGGACATCTCGCCCTCCATGAGCTGGAGGTAGTCGATGACGACGAGCCGCAGGTCCCGCTTGCGTTTGATGCGCCGGCAGTGCGATCGGATTTTCGTCAGCGTCAGTCCGGCGTCGTCGACGATGTCGAGCGGCGCGGCGTTGATCATCGGCCAGGCTTTGGCGAGGCGCGTCCAGTCGTCGTCCGTCATGCCGTTCTGGCTCTGCAGGTGGTGCAGGGCGACACGCGCCTGAGCGGAGGCGATCTTCATCTTCAGCTCGGTGCGGGACATCTCCAGGCTGAAGAACACGGCCGGCAGTCCTTCGACGATCGTCGCGTGGCGGACGATGTCGGTGCCGAGCGTGGACTTGCCGATGGCGGGACGCGCGGCGATGACGATCAACTGGCCGGGCTGGAGGCCGTTGGTCAGCGAGTCGAAGTCCGTGAATCCGGTCTTCACTCCGCGGGCCGGCCCGTTCTTCTGCAGCTCTTCCAGCTGCTCCAGGAAGTCTTCGCCGTCGGCGCCGATGAGGGTGTCTTCGTCTCCGCGGCTGGTGTCGTCGGCGATGCCGTCGACCTCGGCTCGCAGGTCGTCGAGGAGTTCACCAGTCTCGGCGGTGCCGTCGGCGATGACGTGCAGGGTGCGGTTGCAGGCGGACTGCAGGTTCCGCAGGACGGCCTTCTCGCGGACGATCTCGGCGTAGTACTCGCCGCTCGTGGCGCTCGGCACCTGCTGGACGAGGTGGTGCAGGTAGGAGGCGCCTCCTACTCGGCTGAGGTCGCCGGTCTTGGTCAGGTCGTCGGCCAGGACGATCGGGTCGACGGGTGCACCGTCGAGGTAGCGGACCACGATCGCGCTGAAGATCGTCTGGTGGGCGGGCCGGTAGAAGTCGGCCGGGTTCTTGATGATCTCGGTGACGTCGGCGATCGCGTCGCGTGACAGGAGCATCGAGGCGAGGGTGGCCATCTCGGCGGCCAGGTCGTGAGGGGTCCGGGATTCGCGGTGCGGCTCGGGCTCGAAGTCTTCGTGGGTCACTGGGTGTTGCCCTTCCTGCGGTCGGCGCCGGTGAAGCGGGCGACGGTGGCGCCGTCGCCGATGCGTGAGGCGGCGCGGTCGCCGAGGACGTTGCGGAGTTCGCCGGTCGTCAGGTTCGTTGCGATGACGGTCGGCCGGCGGTTCTGCCAGCGGCTGTCGATGAGTTCGCTGATGGCGTCGGCTGTCCAGTCGTTGACGGCGCGGGCCCCGAGGTCGTCGATGGCGTACAGGTCCGCCTCGCGCCATCGGGTGAGCGCCTCGTGGTCGACGGGCCGGTCGGTGGCGACCTTGACGTCGTAGGTGGTGGCGATGCGGAACAGGCCCTGCCAGCCGCGGCGGAGGAGGGTTTCGTTGAGCTTCCACAGGTGCCACGTCTTGGTGGTGCCGATCTCGCCGGTGAGGATGAGTGATCCGTGGCGGCCGGCCAGGTAGCCGTCCATCCAGGTGCGGACGTCGGCCCGGAGCTGACCGGGTTCTTCGAAGGCGGCGGGGCGGCGGTCGAGGAAGGCTTGGAGGCGGTTGGCGACGGCTTCGGCTTGGGCCTCGGCTCGCCAGGCGTCGTGGTCGGTGGTGGTCATGATGCGAACAGGTCCTCGACTTTCGAGTTGGTGTAGTCGTCTGCGGTGTGGGAGTCGACGCGGGAGCCGGTGCCTCCGACAGAGCGCAACTGGGGGCGGGTGGCGCGTTCGGATGCCCGCTTGGCGGAGTCGGCGATCCACTTCTGCCAGGCGTCGTGCCAGTTGCGCTTGCGGCGGCCCTCGCTGCGCCAGTAGCGAATGAACTGCTGGGTCTCGAAGTCGGGGTCGAGGGCGGGGTAGGTGGCGTGGGCCCAGCGACGTTCCACGTCGGTGATTGCGAAGTCGTCGGGGATCTCGTGGAGGGAGGTCCGGCTGTCAGGCCGGGAGGCGGGTTGCGACTCCTGCCGCTGCTGGTCGAATCGACCGCTTCCCCCCACACCCCCCTCTCCCTTGCTCCCTTGCTCCCTTGCTCCCTTGCTCCCTTGCTCAGGGACGAAATGCTCCGGAGCGTTTCCGGAGGAGTTCGGGAGAGATTCGGGAGCGTCGTCGTACCAGGCGTGAGCTGGGGTTTCTTCACCCTCGTCGGGCTCGACCGTGTCATCCGAGGCAGGTGCCGGTTCGGCATGTCCATGCCCGCCGCCGGGGGCCTCGGAAGGGCCTCCGGAGAGGCTTCCGGAGGGTCCTGCGGAGGGCTCGGGGATCTTCGCGAAGGACTCGCGAGACTTTCGCGAGCGATTCCGGAGGCGCTGAGGATTGGCCTCGCGCCACCTCTTGAAGTCCTCCGGCTCGTCCTCCGGGCAGGGCGGGATCTTCGACCTGGTGGGGTGCGACGGCTTCTGGTGCTCACGCCAGTTCGGGGCGTGCAGGAAGCGGCGGCCGTCGACCTCGTAGCGGCACAGCGGGCCGGCCTCGGCGATGGTCTCCAGCCAGCCGTCGACGACCTCGGGGGTGACGTCGCGGTCGCGGGGAAAGCAGTCGGAGGCGATGAGGAGTTCGTCGTCGACTCCGCGCCCGTAGTCGTCGAGGTAGCCCCAGATCAGGATGAAGAAGTAGCGGACCTCGCGCGGCCACAGGGACACGGTGATGGAGGTGCGGAGTTCGGGCTTGATGGAGCGGATGCGGGCCATCAGTTCTCACCGCCAGCAAGCGGCTTGGCTGCGGCGAGGAGGGCCGAGAACTGCCGTGGCACGTTCCAGTAGAGGTCGGCTTCCTGTGCGGCGCCGGCCCCAACCGCAGCCGCGTTGGCATCGAAGATGAGGTAGCCGCCCTCATCTGTCAGCCGGTCAAGCTGTGCCCTGAACTTGTGTCGTTCCTCTTCGGTTGGCCATCGAGCCGCCGTGGCGACGAAGGCCAACGCCCAGAAGTCCTCAGCGGTTTGCCGCTTGGCGTTGATGCCTGCGAGCTTCAGGTGGTCGTCGGAGATTCCGAAGTGGGGTACGCAAGAGAGGGCGAAGCCGGCCACGGCCGATGCTGTGGCCAGGACGAGGTTGCTTGCCCCAGCCTTCCGCAGAGCCTGTCGATGAGCCTCGTAGGTGGCCGACTGCGCTTCCGTCGGGTGCTTCCCGGAAGCTGCGCTCCAGGCGAACTCCCACCGCATGACCTCAACGTGGTCTTCGTCAGCCATGGCGCGAGCGAGTCCGCCGTCGATACTGAACTCGCCAAACCAGGCTGCGTACTTGATGCCCTTGAGGACCTCCTCCTCGTCGAGTTCGGTCTCAGCGACTTCGATTACGTGCGCTCGCAGTTCGGCTTCCTGCTCGGCAGTGAGTCCCTGATCTGCCTCGCGGCGCCACACCTCGACCACGAGGTCGGCAAGGGCTGCCGGGATCGGGGCGGTGCTCTCTGTGGAGTTGCGGCCACCGACGAGGCGGCGCGCTTCGACCTGCAGTTCGGTGACCTTGTTCCAGGCGATGCCGCAGCAGTACTTGAACTTGTTGGCCTGGAGGACTTTGTCGTACCCCATGGCGGTGTCGACGATCTCGCCCCACACCCACGACGGAAGGCCAGCGACACGGAAGCGCTCGATGCTGGGCTTCCAGTCGCCCGGGAGTCCGACCGTCTTCCGCTTCTTGCCCTCGCCGACACCCCAGCGGTTCCATTCCGCGAGGAAGGCTTCCCTGTAGGCGTCCTTCGGCTTCTCTTGTTCGAGCAGGACTTCCGCGGCTCGCGTCATGGCTGCGGCCCACCGGAGGGCGTCGTTCGAGACGTCGGCTACGTGGGTAGCGTCGGGGCTGCTTGAGCTCTTTCCGCTGTTGCAGGGCTCGCAGCTGGTGACGAGGTTGCCGGGCGTATCGGTGCCGCCGAGCGCGACCGGGGTGACGTGATCGACGCGCAACGGGACGTCGGGGGCAGTGGCGCCGCAGTAGCGGCACGTGTGGTTGTCCCGGCGGAGGATCTCGTACCGGAGTCGTTTGGAGACGGCCATTTGTCCCTCGATCTGGAAGAGCAATGTCGATTGCGCATGGCAATTCGGGCTGGCATTTCCGGAGCAATTCGTCCGGAGGTTCACAGCTTCATGTACATCATAGCGTTCACCGCGCTCATGTACATCATGGTCGTGAGGTACACTCCCGACATGAGCGCGGAGAAGACGGAGCACCAGAAGCCCATCGCCGAGGTCCGCAACTCCCTCGCCGAGGCGATCGAGCGGGCCCGCTACTACGACGAGACGACCGTCCTGACCAGCCGCAGCAAGCGCGTGGCCGTCATCG